GGGCCGTGTAGCTCAGGACTGTCGTCCTGGCGTGCATTTACAAATGTACGAAAGACTCGGATAGCACCGCAAAAAAAGCGGATTGTTGGCTATTCGAAGCTGGTAAAGACTAAGTGTTTGAGGAACCACTTAGAGACACGCATCATATACTCCTCAGTATCAGATCGCCTAATAGCTTTCTGTCGCCAACATGCGAATGGTGCGTCTCAGCTGAACCTTACACCATCTACCATGGACTTACTAAGATGTCTCAGAAAGGACCAAGGAGCCGTGATTACAGCGTATCAGTTAAAGAGCCGTGGAAAATCACTAAGCTCAATACGAACGTTGTAACGAACTCTGGAAATCCGATCTCGGGCTCTGGCAGCTTAACTGTTGTCAATCCATGGCGGCCTGTACGGCCGATAGGATACTCCCCCACAAACCGGACATTGCAAGCCATTTCCTCGCGAGAGGCAAAGGGCATACGCGTGTTCGGCAGTGGTACGGAAACGTACCGTGAGGAAGGTGTGTTAACCGGACATGTTTCTAGTCTGGCTAACTCCTGGGACTCTCTCAACGAAACAGTTATTAAAGAGAGACTTAGGTCCGAAGCAATCCTTTCAGCGCTTGCTGCTCTGAAGGATCAAAGGTGGAACGCCGGAGTAATGCTCGCTGAGCAATCCGGACTCGCTAGGATGACCTCTGACATCGCTAAAACAGTGACTAGCCTTAGGGCGAAATTGCGAAAAGGCGACTTTAAGGGAGCGTACAACGAGTGGGTAAAACGTAATTCCAAGAGGAAGGACTTTGAGTCCTATCCCTCGTGGAGGCGGAAACACTGGGATGACGTGAAACATGTCAAATCAGTTCGCAGAGCGCAGCACATCCCTCAGGGATGGCTCTATTACCATTTTGCCCTTAAGCCGACAATCAATGACCTAGACGGCGCTCACAATGAATTCGTGAATCGCCATCGAAACAACCCTGCAACTTGGGGTGCAAATGTCAAAGGTTTCGCAAAACTAACCGATAAAAACGTCACGCTTCGTGTAGACAGCCGCTACAACGCGGTTACTACTACAAATAGACTTCGGTCTATGCGTGTTACGATTCCTGTACGACCTAAGCCAGGTTTTGCAGGGCGGTTATCCACACTGGGAGTAACAAACCCAGCCGAGGCTGTGTACAACGGCCTTCCTTTCTCCTGGGTTCTTGACTATGTCACGACAATGGGAGACTGGTTAGCGGCGCTGGACGTTGGTGTCGGATGGCAGTTAGGTGACTGGACTGAATCGTACCGCGATTTGCGGCACGGCACAGAGTTACCTCGCGAAGGCAACGGTGTATCACTGTTCCTTGGCAAAGCTGCAACGTATCGTCGTAAGAACCTCAAAAGAGAGGCGAAGACGGGGATGTATGGTCCTATGGGATCAATTCTACCAACGTTAAAATTAAAAGGTCCGAGCATTAAACAGCTCAGCAATGTGCTGTCCGTAATGGCGACGGGATTTAAAGTCCGTATCCATCCATAACAACGCTGGAATCCTCCAGTTTACCCAGAGGTATTACTTATGGCATTGACAAACATTGTCCTTGCTGACTCAGTTCCGACCAATCACACGTTTGTGGGCATTGCCGATGGCAACGAAGCACGCTACGTGAATGATGCTGGTGCGAATACGTTGAAGGGCCAAGAAACACTTGGCTTCGAGATCAAACGCGCCACGGGCGGGACCTCTCCCAATATCGCGCGAGCGACGTTGTGGGACCCGAAGGAGTTGCTTGTAGACGGCTCTTATGTCATCGATCACGGTAACAGTGCCGATTGTCGCTTTAACTTCGCTCAAACAACGACCGAAGTGGCACGATTGGACATCATTACCATGATGATCAATTTGCTTACCGCAAAGAAGGTCCAGATGAGTAAGCTTCAGCCCGACCTGTAACTTGGGTCGGCGCATGAGTCGTCCCTACGTACATCCTGTACGTAGGTCAAGCATAAACGACGCCGTGTACATCTCGGATGTCGTCAGAGGAGCATTACAATGTCTTTCTCACCTCCTGGCCCTAATAGGGCTAATTGCGGTTATTCTTCTGTTCAGCTTTCAGATGTCTTACGACGGGTCTTTGACTCTGTCGGATTCATCCCAGATGATGAAGCAGCCATCGGCCAACCAGGGTCTTACTCCGGCACCGCAAGGTGTGGTGGTAATACCTTTAGAAAAGCCGTAACTTACTTCGCGTCTGAAGTCATGAGCAAATTCGATGACAAGTCACCGGAATCGAACGACCTCAAGACGAAAGCTGCCCTCAGTAAGTTTCATGAGGCAGAAGCGCTTTGTTCTCAGACTAACCAAAGGTTCGATAAGTACTTCTATGGCCACCGTCCTGAAAAACCGGACGTCGCAACAGCTGTTGTAGCTGCTCGCGATTTAATATGGCGGCTGTTAGGGGACATCGAACTGTCTGAGGTCATATCGGGTTCCACTTTCACGTCGGGAGGTAGTGTTTGCCTCCGCCGTGCGAGTGGGTCGAGTGTGCACAAATATTCCGCTAAAGCGGAAGTAACCAGTACATCATTCAGCTTGCTACAGGAGGTATTCCCTCTTGTGCCCTTATGGGTCGGAAATTCCGAGCACCCGGGAGTAATCAATGTCCCGGGCAACAAGCTTACCTGCGTTCCGAAGAACTATAAGACTCACCGTATGATTGCGGGTGAACCGTCTGGATCGATGTATCTCCAGAAAGGCATCCATACCGCCTTGAGAAAGCGGCTTCTACGGGTTGGTATTGACTTAAGCAACCAAACTCAAAACCAGGATTTTGCCCGACTTGGGTCGAAAACTGGCTTGGTTGCTACCGTTGATATGTCAATGGCATCTGACACTGTGGCTAAAACCATGGTTGAATGGTTCCTGGATCTGAATCCCTCTTGGTTAGAATTAATGAATCTGACCCGCTCTGCGGAGGGAGTGTTCGCTGGCGATAGAGTAATCTATCGCAAGTTTAGCTCCATGGGCAATGCGTATACGTTCGAGTTAGAGACCCTGATATTCTGGGCTCTAGCAATAGCGTGTTGCAAGTCTACTGGATCTGATCGGCGTTTCGTTGCTGTGTATGGAGACGATGTCATCATACCCAACGCGGCCGTGCCATTATTCCTCGATGTCTTGAGTGAATGTGGCTTTGTTCCCAATGTGAAGAAGACGTTCTTTGAAGAACGTCAACGACTTGGGTTAGACCGATTCCGTGAAAGTTGTGGAAAACACTTCTATAACGGAGAAGACGTTACACCTGTTTACATTAAGTCAGCACCTCTCGATTTAATGGATTACTTTCACTTGGTAAACAACCTTGTAAGGTGGTTCAGAACTCTTGAGGCGATCACAGACGCCCCAGACCTATCCAAAGGCTGGGAGTTAATCAATGATCTACGGGCTCTCGCCCCGGAACGCTGGCGTAAACCTCGGATCCCCGATGGCTTTGGGGATGGCGCCTTCATCGGCGAATTCGACGAGTGCGCCCCAACCAGGCACCGCGGAAATAAGCGGCAATGGGAAGGGTGGTCGGTCGAAGTGTTAACGGAGCGCTTTGATAAAGCGAACCGTCTTGACGAAAACGGAGACGTTCTACTGCCGTATACCCGCAAGGGGACGACGACATGGAAGCCGCACCGGGACCCGAAAATCCGCAAGGAAATTCGGCGTTACGTCAAGGGTGTTACCTTTCGTGGATACCTCCTATCTAGTCTTGAAAGATTGGAAAAAGGGCGTCCACCATGGCACCGGCACACCCGTATCTTGGATCTTGCAAACGCCGCAAGGCGCCTACAAGAGTATGATACGGGAACTGAGGCACGTGGGATTGAGTTACCTCCCACGCGACAGGTGTGCATGACAAAAATTGTCATCGCGCAATGGTAG